TATCTACGAGAAGGGTAAGCAGCTAGGCGATCCCGATTCGAGCTACACGCGCTGCGAGCTGCGCTTGTATGCACAAAAAACGATTGTGCCGCTCTCGATCCTGAGCAACCTGCGCGAGCATTTCGCCGGCGCGTATCCGCTCCTGGCTGAATTCGTTATTGGTGAGGCCAGCAAGCTCCTGGCGAAAGAGGCAATGGTCAACGCCAGCGCGACCGCAATGGTGCGCGTTCTTCGTCAGCAAGCCGGCACGGCACTCCGTTTGTGCATTGATGCGATGCCCGATTCAGCACTTGAATTTCTTCTTGAGCACGTCGCCCGTGCGGGTACGCCTGCGCGGTTCAAGGGTTTCACCGGCGACTTACCGACACTCCTACGAAACGAACTAACGAAAGGGAACGAAAATGAAAGTCAAGATCATTGCAGCCGTTGAATCCTTTACTGGCCCGAAAAAAGACGGCTCGGGCAACTACACCAAGCACACGCAAGAAGCTGTGCTCGAAACATCGGCAGCGCGTGTGACTACGCCGATTGACGTTCAGGCGCCTGATAAGGCGTGGGCGCTCGGTGATTACACCTGCGACGTTGAGGCGCAAATGAAACCAGGGCGTTTCGGTTTCGAGTTGCCGCGCTTTTTCAAACTCGTTCCTGCGAAGTAGGACGAGGTTAAAAAAACATGGGCCTCTGCGTTGCTCTTGAAACGAATGGCACTCTCACGCCGACTGGCCAGAGCGCCGCAGATTGCACGGGCTACATGCTCGTGACGCCCTCCGATTACGCGCAGCTGTCGACCTTGGATGCATTGTTCTCGATGCCTGACCCGACAACAGCGGCGGCGTATTTCACCTGGATCAACGTGAGCATCATCGGGGCATTTGTCCTGGGTCGGATGTGCGCGAAGCCAGTCAACGTAATGAAATAGGAGATACACCTTGGACGCTCTGTTCGATTCGATTACCGCTACTGATGTCATCGCCGTACTCGTCGCCGGCTGCACCTTGCTGGCGCTCATCAACTTCACTTCGTTCGGCGGCAAGAAAGCCGCTCGCGTCGCGAGTTGAGGGGTAGGGGAGCGGTCAGCCGCTCCCCTTCTTTCGTTGGATGTTTCTCCTTCTCGCCTGGTCGTTGCTCATGGCGTTCTTAGCGGATGACGAAGAATGATCGCTCTCTGCATTATTTGCGCCTTCGCGATCGCGACAGGCTCGGCCATCGTGAAAGGCCTCGATGAATAAGCTAGTTTTCCTCGCGGTCTGCGTGTTGCTTTGGCTCCCTTCGGTTGCGCGCGCCAATACGATCGAGCAGGCATGGTCGGATTGCCAGGCGTCTGCTGCTGCACAGAACGCGGATGAACCTAACCAGCAACCGACTGTATGCACCACGCGTAGCGGTTGGACCAATTATTGGTGGAAGTACAGAGCATCCACGAATGACTGGATTGACAACTTCCAGTACACAACAGGCTGCACGTCGCCTGCGACGTGTAGCGACACGACTCACAGCTGCGGCTCGCCGCCTGATACTAGCTGTGCCAATAAGCCGGACATCACCGGACACACAACCGTTAATTCGCTAACGACTGGCGGCGTATTTTGCATCGCTGGCTGCTCGTATCGCGTAACAGACGGCACCTCCTCAACCAATGGCGTTGACACAACGCAAGTCGTCGGCACGTTCGTCAGTTCGCAGCCGGTAACGGGTTCAACAGCAGGCGTCCCTTGCACCGGCACTGCAGCGACTTTTGTGCCGAAAACCGATAGCGAGGACGAGAAGTGCGTACCTATCGGACATCTCTCGCAGTGCTTTCAGTACGCGACGGGAAAAATGTGCGCGATCACGCCGCGCGGTGCCGAGGCGTGCTGGTCGCCAGGTGAAAGCAACACGCAAGTGTCGGCAGATCAAAAAGAAGCCCTGGCCAAGAGCGATGCGGGTGTGACGCCGACAGCGCCAACTGGTCTGCAGAATGCGGAAACGTCGACGGTGAGCAACACGTCGACCACAGGCACCACGACGACGACGGTGACGAACAACATCACCTATTCAAATGCTACCGGTGTGCCTGGTACCGCAACGTCGACGGGTGGCACCACTGGCGGTACATCGACAGGCAGCACGGTGGGTCATGACTCGGCTGGCAATTGCACGGTCGATTGCACGAATGCGGGCACGGTGGGCGGCGGCGTCGGAGATCTCTATACGCCAGAGACGACTACGGTTGCGGATGTGGTGTCGACCTATAAGGCGCGGGTGATGAACGCGCCGATCATCTCGGCTGGCCGGAATTTCTTGACCGCTGACAACATCGGCGGCAGCTGCCCGACGTTTTCTTACGAGTTTTTTGGCCACACGGTCACGGTCGATATCTTTTGTAATCCGTCGATGGGTCAGGTGTTCGCGTTGGTGGGCATCTTGGTCTTGTTCGGTTTCGCCTACGCGGCTTTCAAGATCGCACTTCTCTGAGGGCAGGGCATGGACTGGTTACAGCACCTAACTGATTGGATCGCGCAACAGATCCACCATGTGTGGGATTCAGTCGTTGCGCTGCTGCACGATCTGATTATCTGGGTGATGCAGGGCGTGTGCGATCTCTTTGCCTCCCTGGTCGAAGCCATCGGCGTCCCCGACTTCATGACGCAGTATTCGCTCGGTGCGCTGCTTGGACAGCTGCCGTCCGGTGTCCAGTGGATGCTGGTCGAGTTTCGGATTCCGGAAGGCTTGGCGCTGCTGGCAGCCGGTGTCGCGTTCAACCTGGTGCGCAAGCTACTGACGTTGGGGCAGTGGTGACATGCTGATTTTCAACGAAGGGTTGCCCAGGGCCGGCAAGAGCTACGACGCCGTGAAGTCGCACATCGTGCCGGCGATCAAGTCGAAGCGGCATGTTTACGCCAGGCTCAACGGCCTGAGCTTCTACGCCATCGCCCAGGTCGCAGGTGTCGGCGAGGACGTAGTCCGCGAATATCTTCACCTCGTCGAGCACGACCAGGTTCTTGATCTGTTCAAGATCAAGACCATCGACAAACAAAAAATGCTCAACCCTGCCTTGGAGCGGGACGCGTTGTTTGTCATCGACGAATGCCACGAGTTTTACGTTAAGAGCAGCCGCGAGCTCGATCCGGAGATTGAGAACTTCTTTGCCTACCATGGCCAGTTTGGCATGGATGGCGTGTTGATCTCCCAGTGGTACAAGCGAGTGCATTCGGCGATTCGTGGCCGCGTTGAACGCAAGCATTTGTTTCGGAAATTGTCGTTTCTAAAATTGCCCTGGAAGAAGGTCGACAACAAAAAGCAGCTTTACGTCTGCCGGCAGCAGATCGCGACCGAGCCGGATAAATTTTCCGTTCTCAGCTCTGACCAGCACGAATATGAGCCGGTCTATTACTCGTGTTACCGCTCTTACCAGCCGGGCTCGTCAAATACCGACGTATATGATCCCGGCTTCGGCGCGATGTTCTCTCGCCTGCAGAAGGGCTGGTTGATTTTCTTGGTCGTTGCCCTGGTGCTTTCAGGCGCACTCATGCTGTCGAAATACTCGGCGCTCAAGTCAGCCAGGGCGGCGGAGAAAACGCAGAAAGCGGCCACCACGAAGCGCGAGAGCATGCATGTGGTGGCTTCACCTGGTGCGGCGAAGAGTTCTGGCGCGACGGTGATGGGCCAGGGCAAGTCGCGCGGTGATTTCAAGCATTCGCCAGTAACGTCTTATTTCTTCGATCTGACGCGCGATGCGCGACCGCGCTTGGCGGTGTATGTCAAATGGGATGGCAAACAGTTCGCGGAGATCGAGTGGCGCTCCGGGAATTTCAACGTGCTTGATCGCGTCGATACCAGGACGCTGGAGCGCCTGGGCATGGTGGTGGTTTACGACGAGAAGATTGTAACGGTGTCGGCTGATGGTGAGACGTTCGTCGCGACGCCCTGGCCAATCGATTCGCCGTACTCGGTATCGCCGACGCAGATGGATCGACTCAGCCCGCCGTCGCCGGCGGCGATGAGTGTTCCGAGCTCGACCTCGATGTCTACGCCGACGGGATCTGGCGCGCCGCGCATCGGAACCAACTACACGCCTATTATGGGGAGCGCACCATGAGGATCTGGAATTATTCGCGTGACTTTTTTCCGTTCTACTGGATCTCGGGCGATGCGGGCGTGCCGACCATCTTTCGTTGCAACACCGTGGCTATCGTCGCGTGGGGCTACGCGATCCTGTACTTGGCCTCGCGTTGAAATGAAAAAGCTAGCTCGCGTGCGACTGAGCGTAGCGAAGGGTAGCGCGAGCTAGCGCCATGTCCTTCTGGTCTTATCTAATTCGACGGGTGTGCGTGGCCCTGGTGATTGCCGGCGTTTTTTACGCCCTGCGTCATTTCTGATTGGTTTTATTCGTAGGCGTCTCCGCCGGCGACGGTAAGCTGTATATGCACGAACTCTTCTGGCCGTTGAATACGTATTCGACGCGACGCAAGTAGGCGCCGCGGCTGTTAGCGGAGTGCAGCAGTTCAGCGCAGATCGCAAGCTGCGCGTCGGCCTCCCGGCCGTACCCGTGTGGATCCGGGAAGTTCTGGTGCACGCGGCTGCTCATCGGGCTGTAGGTAACGCCGCCGGCGGCAGCCAGGAGGAAAAGAAAAATTCGCATGACGGCCTCTCACTAGGTCGAGGCCGTAGCGTACAGGGACCTGGCTCACGTCGTAGACGGTGACGCCCTCGATGTCAGCTAATTTCCGTTTTTAGGATCTCGCGGATCTGCCGGGCAAAATCTTGGGCGATGACTTGTCCCTGCAAAACCGGCTGTTGAGCTTTCTGCAGTCGCTCTCGGCAGTACTCCTGGAACAGCAGGCCGCGGAGTCGACCTGGTGAGATTCGGTCGCCGTCGGGGCTGACCAGGAAGCGGCCAGCCAGTCGCCAGCCGGCCCAATCGCCAGGCATTTCGCCCTGGGCGTTAACGCGCCAGGTGTAGAGCGATCTTGCGCAGTTGTTGATTTTTTCGCCGTTGGCCAGGCATGGCGGCACGTCCAGGTACATGAGCAGCTCCCCAAAAGAAAGCCGGCGATCGCCGGCGTCTTCATCCTGGGGAACTGCGATCGCGATCGGTGTGATCGACGTTGCAGGGTTAGATCTGGCCAGCCAAGCCGGCGCGATCGGCTAGAACCGAACCTACGGCGCCGTGATACTTCGCATAATGTATAGGAAGTAACCTTTAAGGCTACTGGCTGGGCTCCAGATCGCATCGGCAGGGTCAGTGCTAGGGTGATAGCGGCTGCACTCCCAAATCGCTTTGCGAGTCGTTGAACGGCCTTCTTGGCCTCATCAGAACGCTGAGCCTCGGCAAACGCTCGCATGATGTAAGGCATCGGATCGATGCCGAGATCCTTGGCCATCTTCTCGATGTGCTGTGGTTCGCCATTCGCGTCGCGGTCGAACCATTTGTGAATTGTTTGTTTCGTTGTTCCCAGGGCGTCTGCTGCGTCGACGCGAGTCTCATGGCCCTGGTGCTTCATCCAACGGTCGAACAGCTCGGTCGTAGCGCTCACGGTAGCCACCTGGTTGACTGACAGTCGCCATGTAGCTTACCGTCCCCTGCGTAGCCACATTGGCTACCAGGGGCACAGTGCCTGGCCGGTAGCCCCTCAATGCTCACTCATTGCGGCCAGGCACGATCTAGTGAGGGATCGATATGCCGACCCAGCTCTTGCTGCCATTCATGGCAGCCACCCCCGAGACGAACGCAAGCCTGCCCATGAATCCGCGCACATACGCGGAACGTGTCGATAGATCCATCGACGCCATTCTCGGCCACTGCTTGGTGCGCGAAAGCGCCTGGCAACGAGCAGCCGAGCTCAAGGAACTTCGTCGCTCGGGAATCCGCTCATGATCGAAACACTCAAGCATCCGCGCTTGCCCACTGTTGCACTCGCGCAACGTCCGCATGACTTTTCGGCAGCCGCTTCGCGGGATACGTCTGGCCAGGTGGGGCAGGGCCCAACAAGTAACACGGGCCCAAAGTCCTCTCAGCTGACCGCGCCGCTGGTGGACTTCTTGACGGTCGTGCTGCCTGAAAAGGCTTTGCAGAAATCAGGCTGCAGCGATTACCGCGAAATGCTCGATTGGATATTCGCGACAGGCTCGAAAATCGTCATGGGCGTGATTCTTGATCGCTCTTGGCAATTCCATCCGCAAAGCGCAACGCTGATCGAAGAGACCGGCGAAGTCGCTGGAAAAATCGGCTTTGCCGAGAGCGGAAAAATCTGCATCAGTCTAAGCGGCCAGGGATGCCGCCATGTCCAGGCATGGCCCGAGGTTGAGAAAAGACTCGGGCTCCTCGATGCCTACATCACGCGCATCGATATCGCCATCGATGACCTGGTGGGTGAAACCTTCAACGTGGAATTTTTCCGCGCTGCATCGTTCGCCGGCGAATTCACCAGCAACGGTAGGCCACCGAAAACGCAGTTCATCAGCGACGAAGGTTCAGGCGATGGCTGCACTTTGTACATCGGACAAAAGGGACACAAGCAGCTCTGTATCTACGAGAAGGGTAAGCA